CATTTATATTATTCTCCAATTATAGAATTATACTAAATTTTTGACCAAATGTCAAATGTTATTTTTGATAGGTATGACTTTTTAAGTCTGGAAGGTGACTTTGGTATTTTTATGATAAAAGTTTTTTGATTAATAAGAGTATGTTGCTTGAATAAAAAATTTAGATTTAGTCGGCTACTCTGGTGGAGTCGGAAAAGTTGTATTTTCTACTGTATTATTTTCACTATCTGTATATGAACTCATCATATCTCTTAATTGTTGTCTATATGTAGCCCACTCTGCTTTTTTACTATCACTTAATGGACTATCTGGAACTTGTGTCCAGTCAGTGTATTGAAGTAATTTATTTCTTTTTTCTCTTACTGCATCAGTATTAGTACCAGAAATATAAGGTGGAGTATAAGATTGAACCTTTCCATCAATAACTTGAAATTCTCCTGGTAAGTAATCGCCTTCTATCCAATCATGTTTATCATCAATATGAATATCGCTTTCGCTTTGTATTCCCATTTTTTGAACAACTACTTTTGTTTCTTTATTATATATACTTATGACTTTCATTATCTAAATAACCCGTGTGATATTACACTTCCTACTACACCTGGACTATATAAATAATAGTGAAACATGTAAAGATGAACAAAAAAAGTTTTATCTCCTAGTCCTGAATCAATAGTATTAGGTGTTAAGTTTACTCCAAAATTAAGTGGTTGTGAAGTTAAATTGTTAGAACCCAACAGTCCTGTTGTTTGTGATATCCAAGAACCTGTTGCTGTTGATGAGGAGCTTGTAGAAACGGCTGCAAATGGTTGAACAGCTGTGGGAGGAAGAAATGGATTAGTTTGAGTACTGCCACTAGGAATAATACTGCAGGCTATAATATAAGGTACAGCAGTTGCTGTTGCTGCAGGTTTTACGGTAATTGATAGAGGAGATGATAATGCAACTATTGCTAATCCACTTGATGCAGCGGCGGTAGTGGTAGTACTAGATGTAGTAGAATTAAATGTACCAGATGTTACTCCTGTTGCAAAATTTAAGTGTCCTATACTTGCACTTATTGCTTTTCCTGCTATATTTAAACTATTTGCTCCAATTCTATTTACAGCTAAAGTACCTGCATTGATATTATTAGCACTAATATTTGCGGCTATAACAGCGCTTGCACTTACATTTCCTGCAAAACTTGCATTACCCGATGTATCAATACTAAATTGTTTTGACTCTATTTTACCATTAGCTAAATTAATTTGTGTTCCTACTGTACTGGCACCACTATCATCAAAGTTTGTTGATTCTAAATTTATAGCCTTTATAGTACCAGTAGTAATATTATCTCCATTTATAGTTGTTGAACCTGATGTTGATAAATCTGTAAAGACTACAGTATTTGTAAAGTTAATAAAAATTGAAGGACTTGTAAATGTTAAATTACTTCCACTTGATACTCCTGCTCCTGCTGAATTTTCTACCGCTGTAAAGTTAGATAACCAATACTTTGGACTGGTATCACTTGGGTCAGCAGCAGGTGGAGTTGTTTGCCAAGTACCTCCAGAGCCCGTATCAAGTCCTGTAAATGCTCCTGTTCCAAAAGTAAAAGTTGCATTATTATCTGCATCAGGTCCGCCTGGGTCAGTATTTGAAAAAACACTATAATATACTGCTCCTGTTGTTGTTCTCAGTCCTGAAGCTCCTGCTATTCCTTGTCTTATTATTCCTATCGTTGCTATTGCTGTAAAAGTTTCTCCACCTTCAGTTAAAGTTGCTTTTACTATTTTAGGAGTATCTGTACTTACAAAAGTACTTGCATCTATAGTTGCACTATTTCCTGAAACGCTTTGACTTCCATCAGTAAATGCACCATTTCCACTTCTTGCTGTTCCATCAGCATCTAATAATTGTATTGTTGGAGTTCCTGACAGTCCTCTTTTTGCAACTGTAAAGGTTGTGTCTTGTGCTGTACCACTTGGGTCTAAAGCTGCAGAGCCATCAAAATTTAAAGTAAGATTTTGTCTATCAAATCCAAAAGAAGGATTTAGTAATTTTGAAGTTCCTGCTACTCCACTTGTATTGTCAGGGGCATAAGCACTATGAAGAACTCTCTTACCGTTTGTAGAAGAATCATGTACTCTTTTATGTCGTACCCAAAAATTTCTACTGCCAAATTCTCCTATTAAAAATTCAGCAGTTGTTGTATTATCTACTGTTGCTATTAATACTGCACTATTTAGATTTGATGTTGAAGCATATATTTCTGTACTATCTATTGCTTCTTTAAAGTTTGCAGCATTTGTCCATGATAGTGCAAAAAATCCTGGTTTAGTTGTTGATACACTTAAATTTGTAGGAGCTTCAGGAGCTTTTATTTTTGAATCTACTCCAGTATCTTGGCTATAAATTGCAGACCTTCTTTGTTTACTAATAAGATAAGATGAATCATCGTATTCTAGAGCTTTTATTGTTACTGTGCAATCTGCTTGAAAGTTTAAATTTATAATCCTAAACAGTTTATTTGTGAATCCAAAAGGTTCATATGTTAGTCCAATAACTTGACCTGGTTTCATTAATAATCCTTTTTGTCCTACTTTAAATGAAATTTCTTTTTGATATCTAGTTTCTGTTAATGCTTTTTCTGCGTTTATTCTTCCATTAAAATAGTTTGTTATGCCACTAAATGCTAAAGATTGAGTTTTTCTAACATTTCTATCTGCTTCTAAATAGTTAGAATTTAAAAAAGTTACACTTCTACTTTCATAACTTATAGAAGGGTCAGGTATTGATGCTTTTACAACATTTTTAGAGTTTTTATTTGAGTTATCTGTAAGTTTAATATCTCCAATAATATCTGAATGTTCTATAAAGTAAGGATTTACATTTTCATTATAAGTGGTTCCATTAAAAGTATTTGTTGATGCTGGAGCTGTTACTTGAGTTTCTACATCTAGCACATATTGACCTTTTTCATAAGAAAGAAAACCATTAAAATGTGCTAACATCATATTTACATTTGAAAATACAGACTTGCTTGTGTCTAATAAGAAATTAGTTTGGTGTCGTGTAACCCATCTTTGATGGTGATGTTCCCAGTTTAAATATCTCCAATATTTAATAAAGTCTGCATCATATAAACTATAGCTTGCTGTTGTAGTTTTATCCATAGTTAAAGTAGTTGAACCATCTGTTAAAGTTAAGTTTGCTCCACCACTTAAAGGAGCTGTAGGAGTATTAGATACTGCAGGATTTTGAGTTATAACTGAGCCTCCTCCTGTAACTTGAAAATACCCAGGAGTTCCGCTTGGTGGATTACTATCAAGTATTACCTCACCTTTTTCAAAAGTTCTATAGTTATTGTATTCATAAAATAATTTACCTGTACACTCTGTAAATGTTACTAAATTATTTGTTGAATCAAAACTTTTAACTTTACCTGAAAAAGTAGGATTACAATCTATTAAATTTCCAGGATTAAATACATATCTATTACCAATAGTTGGAGTTCCTCCTGTTAATCTTATAGTCACATCTGAACGAACATCACATAATTTAGCAGAGGTAATAAAACTACTTAAATCAATATCGTCATTTAAATCTAAACCCTTGCCGTAGACTTTATCAGTCATATAGTCTAATAGTTGCATTGCAGGATTACTTCCTGCACGTAAGTCTCTTCCTTTTCCAGTTATAGTAAAAGTATGAGTTGGTAAAGGAGGAAACATGAAAGGAGAAGATATAGTTATTTTATTTGTTGATGTGTTAAAGTCTGTTATTTCTCTTCTTTCTCCAGTCTCCTCTATTTTTAAAAATTCACCTATTATATCTGATGATGAAGTTAGACTACTAACTGCAGAAATAGAGCTAAAATCAAATATTCGTGCTCGTTGAAGTGCTATATCTTGTGGTGGAGTTGTTGTAAAGTCTCGTGAGCTTGTAAAAGTAAAAGTATTTCCTGAACTACTAACTGTGTATGCTCCCTGTTTTAGTTGTTTTAATGTTCCTGATGGTTCTTCCCCTGATGTTTGAGAAACTACTTGAACTTGAGTTGTTCCAGATAAATTTCCTAATGCTCCTACAGTTACTGTTAGCTTACCATTTGAAGTTCCTACTGAAGTTGCATTTACTCTTTGGTCAGGAAAAGCTGTAGGAGTTCTAACAACTCCTGCATTCCAAGGTAGCATTACATGTGGGTTTACTCCTGATTTGTTTAATCTAATTTTATCGTATGTAGGTCTGCCGTTTGGAGCTAATAAAGTGCTACCATCATTTCTATAAAAAGGAGTTTCATCTAATCTATATCTACTATAAGTATTTCCGAATCTATCACTCATATCGTAGCTATCCATAACTCTAAAAGCTGTGCCACCACTACTTGTTTTTGCGGCTTCATAACTTTGACCATTATTATAACTAACTTCTACAGCTATTACATCATTTTCATATATAGCAGGACCTGCACCACCTGTTACAGTTTCGGGCATATAAGTATTATCATAGTTATAATTCTCATAAACCTTACCTCTTACTGTATATTCGATTTCAGGAAGTTCAGTCATTTCTTCATTAATATTATATTCAACAGCTACATATGCAGTGTCAAGTAATCTATGTTGTGTACTCCAATATGGAAGTGTTCCAGTATAAAAATCATTTTGTCTTTTAAAACTACTATTTTTTGCCAAAGCTACAAGTTTATCCATAGCTGGCTGGTCTTCTGTTCCACGCATAAAAGAAACTGCTATATCAAAATCATCACTAAAAAGATTTTTAAAATTAACATTTTGTTGGTTTTGTAAACCTTTTGACCCTCCAAGAGTACTAGGAGTTAAATCAAAAGTTGCAGCTTCTATAGTATTAACTGTTGGATTACTTGAAGTTCCTCCACCATATGCAAATGTGCCAGGAAAAATAGGAATAAGAAGATTAAAAAGATTCATAGGATTTCCACCATGTATAGAGTACATTATGTCGGAAATCGCTTTTGCTAAAGCTTCTTCACTAAATTCAGGTATAACTATTTGTGCTGTTTGGGTATTTGCAATAGATATTACTTTTCCACCTAAAGTATCTCCTCTGCTCATTCTACCGTAACAAACCATTTTTGTTTCATCTTTATTTGTTCCATCGGTAGCATTTCGTGTAGTATGGTCACTTTCATCAACACAGATTACACTTGTATCATCAATATGTGCATTATAAACTCCATGTATTTCTCCTTCTGCTAAGGCATATACAACATGAATTTTTCTTGGGTCAGTATTAAGTGTATCTGCAAAAATAGGTATTCCTTCTATCTTTCTTACTCCATAGACAAGAGGAATACTTGCTGCTTTCATTCCTATATCTAAATCTACTTTTTCATTATGTACTATCTCTTCTTCGTATTCTTCTATTCCGTAGTTTCTACCACCAAATAGTCCTTTTATTCCTCCTGATCGACTTGAAATCATTCTAAAGTTTCTACGTTTTTCTATTCGTTGATACTCTGCTAAAGCTTCTATTGATGTTTCTGCATGCAGAAATC